CAAACAGCGAGGAAAAGATAATGACTAAACTATGTCCAAGAGGTAAAGCCGCAGCGAAGCGAAAATTTAAAGTGTATCCGTCAGCATATGCTAATGCTTACGCTTCTAAAATTTGCGCAGGTAAAATTAAAGATCCCTCTGGTGTAAAAAGAAAAGACTTTAAAGGACGTAAACCAGCACGTGACGGTGGGTTAATGGTTAGTGTAGACATGACCAAAATGGTAGAAGTGTAATGGCTAAAAATGGTCTTGATAAATGGTTTGCACAAAAATGGGTAGACATCGGAAGTAAAAAGAAAGATGGTTCTTTCTCAAAGTGTGGAAGATCAAAACAAAAGAGAGATGCAAAACGTAAGTATCCAAAATGTGTCCCACTTGCAAAAGCAAGATCTATGACGGAGGGTCAAAGACGTTCGGCTGTAAAAAGAAAAAGAGCAGTAGCACAAGGTGTCGGTGGTAAACCAACAAACGTCAAAACATTTGCAAAAAGAAAAAAAGCAGCCATGGGCGGAATAATCGACATGACTAGAATGAGTTATGATATCTAGAGGACAAATGAGAAGACAGTTATATAGCAAAGGCACAATGCCTCCTAGAAATAAAAAAAATTTTCGTTCGACTAAGTCGGGCGCAGGCATGACAAAGGCTGGGGTCAAAGCCTATAGAAGATTAAATCCCGGTTCAAAACTAAAAACAGCGGTCACTGGCAAAGTCAAACCAGGATCTAAAGCTGCTAAAAGACGTAAATCATTCTGCGCAAGAAGCGCAGGGCAAATGAAAAAGTTTCCTAAAGCTGCGAGAGATCCTAACTCAAGACTAAGACAGGCTCGTAGAAGGTGGAAATGTTAAACTTATTTTCGGTTCCTATTTATTCAACACAGTTAAATTTAAACATAAATAAAATAACTAAATATTGTTTGTCTGTGAAGAAAAAAACAAAAGGCATTAGACACAGTAATGAAGGTGGTTGGCACTCACCTTTTTTAGTAGGTCAACACCCGCCATTAAATGATTTATTTAAAGAAATTTTAAAAGCAGGAGAAGTTTATAGAAATACAATATCTTATAAATACCCTTTAGCATTACAAAGTGTATGGATAAATATAAACAGCCATAAAGATTATAATTTAGAGCATATACATCCACATAATGTCGTATCAGGGACTTACTACTTAACTTCTGAAAATAGTGATATAGTTTTCATAAATCCCTCTCGTGATGTTATGCAGTATGATTGGGGAAATGATGTTATTGAAAAATATAATGAACATAATTCTTGTGTTTGGAATATAAAACCAGCACAAAATCAATTAATATTATTTCCAAGTTGGTTAAATCACAGCGTTGAACGTAATTTAAACAAAAAAGATAGAATGTGTATTGCTTTTAACTTAATTAGACAACCAGGAGACAATAATGAAAAAAAATAGAGACCCTAAAGTAGGGACAGGTAAAAAACCAAAGGGATCAGGAAGGAGATTATATACAGATGAAAATCCAAGGGACACTGTTAGTATTAAGTTTGCAACACCGACGGATGCCAGGAAGACGGTATCTAAAGTTAAGCGAATTAGCAAACCTTTTGCACGTAAGATACAAATCTTAACTGTTGGTGAACAGCGAGCCAAAGTCATGGGTAAATCAAAAGTCGCTGCTATATTTAAAAAAGGTAAAGAATCTATTAGAAAGGGTAGAAAAAATGGATGAGTTAACATTAATAACTAAAATACAAAGAGTATTAAAACAAGAATATCAGGCCATCGGTGATGCAATGATTGCTGGAGGTGTTGACAATATGGAAAAATATAAATATATGATGGGACAAGCACATGCATATTTAAAAATATCACAGGATATCTCTAACCTGCTAACTAAGAAGGAGCAAAAAAATGAGCAAGGAACAGTCATCAAACTCAACACCCAAGATTAAATTGGCGTTAGAGGAAAAATACGAAAAAGAACGAGAACAACAAAATCAAAAAGAAGTAGACGGTTATGAACGTCTAAAAACAAAAGAATCAGAAAAATTACCTAAACCAACTGGTTGGAGAATGTTAATTCTACCTTTTAAAATGAAAGAAAAAACCAGGGGTGGTTTATACTTAGGACAAGAAACTTTAGAGAGACAACAAGTAGGATCTACTTGTGGTCTTGTTTTAGCACAAGGTCCACACTGTTATGACAAGGAAAAATTTCCTGAAGGACCATGGTGTAAAAAAGGAGATTGGGTTCTTTTTGCAAGATATGCAGGGAGCCGAATACAAATCGACGGGGGTGAAGTTAGATTGCTAAATGATGATGAAGTGTTAGCTACAATCGAAAACCCTGAAGATATACTTCATCAATACTAAACATAGGAGGAAACTATGCCAGACACAGAAGAGGCTAAAAAAACAGTTGATCTCGATACTTCCGGTCCAGCAATGGATGTCGATATACCTGAGCCAAAAGACGAAACTACTATTCCGGAATCAGAAGCTCCTAAAGAAGAGCCGAAGGTTAGAGAAGTAGTTGAAGAAGATAAAACATATGAAAATGAAAGAGAAACTAAACTAGAAGAAAAACCTAGTGAAGATAAGAAAGTTGAAACGAAAGAAGATAAAGAATTAGAACAATACTCAGAGAGTGTACAGAAAAGAATAGCAAAGTTAACTAAGAAGTGGAGAGAAGCAGAACGTCAAAAAGATGAAGCTCTTTCTTATGCTAAAAAAGTTTTAGAAGATAAAAATAAAACTGATGCAAAACTTACTAAGTTACAACCTGACTTTCTAGCTGTAACAGAAGAGAGTATTAAATCAGGTATAGAGGCCGCACAAGCTAAACTAGCTGCTGCAAGAGAAGCTAATGACTTGAAAGCAGAAGCAGAAGCTTTAGCAGCTATATCTGAAATAAGTTATAAGAGAGCTAAACTTGCTGAGACTAAAATAGCTCAGGAAGCTTATGAAAAACAACAAAAAGATAAAAAACCCGAAATAAACTTAGAAAGGCAAACAGCTGGACAAAGAACTCCAGATCCTAAAGCAGAAGCATGGGCTGAAAAAAACCCTTGGTTTGGACAGGATGCTGCGATGACTTATACAGCTTTTGATCTTCATAAGAAGTTAACTGAAAATGAGGGTTTTGATTCATCTAGTGACGAATATTATGCCGAAATAGAGAAAAGAATAAGACTTGAATTTCCGCATAAATTTGCTAATAATAGCGACAAGGCTGAAAAAGAAACGACCAAGCCTGTGCAACAAGTAGCTTCAGCGAAGCGAAGCACAAGACCAGGTCGCAAAACAGTGAGACTCACACCGTCTCAAGTTGCAATCGCTAAAAAATTAGGTGTGCCACTAGAAGAGTATGCGAAACAATTAAACATCACGAAGGAGGCGTAAGCATATGACAAATGATAAAAAAACTTCCCGTGCGAGTCAAACTAGAGAGAAAGTCTCTGCTAAGAAAAAAGTTTGGACTCCACCATCTGCATTAGATGCACCCCCTGCGCCAACAGGTTTTAGACACAGGTGGTTAAGAGCTGAATCATTAGGATTCCAAGATACTAAAAATATTCAAGGAAGACTAAGATCAGGATACGAATTAGTGAGAGCTGATGAATATCCAGATTCAGACTATCCAATGGTTGAAGACGGCAAATACAAAGGGGTAATCGGTGTAGGCGGCCTAGTGCTGGCTAGGGTACCAGAAGAGATCGCGCAACAACGACAAGACTATTATGCAAAAATGCATGATGATAAAGTTGAAGCAATGGATAACGATCTTATGAAGGATCAGCACCCAAGCATGCCTATCGATATTGACAGGCAGTCGCGTGTAACCTTCGGTGGTACAAAGAAAAGTTAATTTTTTAACGATTCCTAAACCCCGAGTTAAACTAAATGTCTATAAGGAGGACATATTATGGCAAACAAAGACGCAGCGTTCGGTCTAAGACCGATCGGAAAAGTTGGTCAAAATGATGCCAATCAAGGTTTAAGCGAATATAGCGTAGCAGCTTCGGCTACTGCGATATTCTTCCAAGATCCAGTAGAAGCATTAAACACTGGAACTATTGGAGTCGCTGCAGCGGGTGATGTATTACTCGGTTCCTTGAACGGAATATTTTTTACCGACGCAAACACAAGTAAGCCTACGTTTGCAAACCATCTGTTAGCTTCTAACACAGCTACAGATATTGTTGCTTTCGTAGCAGATGACCCTTATGAAAGATTCGAGATTCAATCGGACAATAGTGGTGCTTCAGCACAAACTGACGTGTTCATGAATTACGACATCTTGTACACAGCTGGAGATTCAGCAAACTTCGTTTCTGGAGTAGAGCTAGATGACTCAACTGTAAGTACAACAAGTGGTCAACTAAAAGTAATGGGAGTGTCAACGAACATTGATAACAATGACTTAGCATCAGCAAATGTTAATTTCATAGTTACAATTAACGAGCACTTCTACAAAGCCGCAGTAGCGGGAGTATAATAGCGAGAATAGGAGATAAATTATGGCTATATCACGAGGACAACTAGTTAAAGAACTAGAACCAGGCCTGAATGCACTATTCGGACTGGAATATAAACGTTATGAAAATCAGCATGCTGAGATATATGTAACAGAAACTTCAGAC